CCAGTCAATTGCCAATTGGCTGTCTTTCTTAAAGTAGATAAAATTACTGTAAAGCATGGGGAATTTATAATGATTCTCAAACTCAAAAAGTTGTCTTCTATCCAATGGTTGATTTCTAAATGATCTTGATATATTAGGCATTGCGATATCATAGACGTCGAGTATTTCCCATAGTTGATTGATATCGGTGTTTAAAAATAATGTATCATAATCTATGTAAATTGTCTCGTCATATGGTGTTGCTTCTCGTAGTTGCCAAATGTTCGATCCGTGAAACCCATCTTTATATGCTGTATTACCAAATGGTAACTCAATGATATAATCAAATACATTTTCATATCCACTGATTAAATCTTTTTCTATGTCTTCAACAATCAAACAAATACTTGCTTCTGGATCACATGTTTTAATACTTAGCGCAGTAGTATAAGCATATTTAATTTGATCTTGACCAGTATCGATACCAAGTAGTAGAAATCCTTTACTCATTGATATTCTCCATCAGTTAGTTTACTGATAATACTATCAGAGTGTCTAGCTATTGCTAACTTATTCATTAAGTGTAAGTTAGTATCAGTTTGTCGAGTTAAAATATTCTTCCAGGCTTCATTTCTGTTATGACTTAGCATAATGTAGTCGTTAACATCTTTAACTTCAATAATATCGTCTTTTTGATCCATATTGATTAATGGTACACCACCAAAATCATTCATAAAGTTATTTTCATTAAAGCCATTCATGACATGGTTTGCGATACTTACACAGAAGTCTGTTCTAAATAACCCTGGAGGGAATTGGTATAGTAAGTGATAATAATCCCAGTTGTCTTTAACATGTTCCCATGTGTCAAAAAATATGCGGCTCTCTTCACTTTGGTCAAAGTATACTACTGTACTCCACCAGTGATGAATTCCTGCTTCATTAAGTGTTTGTTCATTTAGGTATGGTGGTTGGTGCTCCATATAACGAGCATATTTGTGCATTGCTATTGATACATCAGTTTCAAAGATATGATCATAAAAGTCGTTCATTACAAAGTAATCAGTATCAATTAACATTGTTTTTTCAAACGGTGTTAAATTAATAACATCATGTTTGTTACTATTACTAAACTGTGTGCTAAACTCTGTCCACGGACTATCAAAATGTCTACGTGGGTTTGATGAATGTTCTACGTCTTGTATTACAACATGATCAAAACAACTGTCATGAAACTCAGAAGGTACAGAATCTTTAAGATACCCATACGTTCCAGTATCAGTAATGAGACAGGTTTTGTTATTTTTCATATTACGCTTTACATATGCGGCTGCAATATGCGCAAACTTAACATAATCCATCTTTTCGTTGTTGTATGCGAACATACAAATGCCAGATTCTTCTTTATTCTCTGTCATTACCAGTCCATAATTTTCTTAATATTTCTAGACTTTTTAAGTTTATCCATCTGTATTTTGTACTCATTAACACCTTCGGTATACGCACCAACTAATAGTTCTAAAAAGTCTGATAGGTTAGCGATTTCAATTGGATTTTCTTTAGTGTCTAGTATAACACTGCTAGTCTTTCCTACTGTAATTAGAGCTTGTACAAAACTGATTGTTTGTGGATTTGCTGTAAATGAACCATTGTTATGATGAACTAGTTGTAATGTTTGCATACGTGCGATTACATTTTTCTTTTGATTACTAAGTGTCGTACGATAATTACCGAACTCCAAAGCCTTTTCAAGCCTATCATCCATATGATGTTCTCCTATAAGTTAACTACTATTATAATTATTTATCAGGGAATGTCAAGTGTTTATTTTTAGCTGTCGTCAGCAGTATCAAAATTATTAGTTATTGCGAATACTGGATTTGGGTTAACATCAAAAGTAGCATCATTGAGTGTTATAATGTCTGGCATCAAATAGCTTATGCTTGTTTCAAACGATCCATCAGTAAATTGCGCAAATGCCGTATCATCTAATTCAATTTTAAGATCAACGTCTTTACCATTATCCGCCCATTTTCCATAAAGTTTCATATAACGGTTAGCATAACTACTATATCCGTAACCATATCCACTAGCATCACCTAATGGATACGCACTTTCAAAAGCATTGTCATATATATACAAACCTGCGGCTGCATAACCATAACCATAACCATAACCGTATCCACTTGGAGGTGCTGTAACACCACTACTAGTAAACAATAATTGATATGAATCTGTTAAGTCATAAAATCCTTTGCCTTCGCTAGTACCTTGTGTACGACTACTACTTTGTACTACGTTATCCCAAGTTAAACTTAGCACACCAATTTCGTTAATAATATCTGCCCAGTTGTGATAACCAGCAGTACTTCCGCCAGTCATTTCCATATTTAGACGTAGTTGTCCGCCACTGTTAAAGAAATATCGAGCATGATTATAACTACCAAATGTCCATTTATGCTCACCAATTAACTGATTATTCCAAGGAGTTGTTCTAGCATATGATGTACCTGGGGTAACTATAAAAGAACTAGCATTTGTTGGATCTATTGTTAAGTGAGCATTATTTAAAAGTATGCTATTATTAACTTTGGTTTCAATTACATTTAAATCTTCAGCACGTATTAGTGTTCTAGCTAGTATGTCTGTACGGTTTGATGGTACGCTAAACACTAATATAGTGTCGTTAATGTTAACATGGTCCACCATAACATTGGAACGGTTAACCATAGATTGCAAACGTTCAGCAGTGATTAATGTACCTTGAATTAACGCATCATCAATATTAACAGCTCCCCAACCAAACTTATGATCGGATCTGTCAGCATCAGTAACAAGAACAGCACTATACTTGTCACCAAAAATCTTGTTGACAAGTTCTGCTACCGCATTATACTCTGCAGCTAATACTGTGGTACCTGCTGATGCTGGCATATTACTTCACTCCTACCACTACTTCAATTAGACCTTCGCCGTCGTCGGTCTTATCAGCAAGAGCTCTCCCTATAATAATTCTATAATCTAATATATCTGTCATATGCGCAGTTCTAGCATAACCTGGTGTACTACTAGATACTATTCTGTCGCCTTTTTGTACTGTGCCAATAACCTGACAAGGCACACGCCCAGCTAATGCTACAAACGGATGTGTGTCGTCACCGCCAGCTGCGCTGTTCATTTCAAATCCTGGAGCGGTGGATATGATGCCAAATACATTTTCATCACATTCTGTAAGTGTTTGTGTTATCTCATTATCTCCGCCAATTTTTACTACTGTGCCTGGTTGATATACTTTGTCTGCGTGATAGCGTTCCGCAAGATCGGCATACTCAGCACTAGTAGCTAGGCCTCTAAATTTAAAATTTGATGTTGTATTCATGTTAACACCAGCTTGTATAACTGGGAATTGTGACGTTAGTACAGTAACACCATCTTCCAAGTATTCAGTAGTAGCAGGTGTCCAAGCAACTGTGTCGTCCACAAGTATAGTAACAATAACACTATCAACAATATTTTCTATAGTATAGTGTGAAACTCCGTTAGTGTCAAGTCTTGTTCTTACTTCCATTCTAGTATTACCAGCTGGTGAGCCGATTGTATACCATTTGCCACTTTCATATATTTTTAAATAACTTTCACTTGTATCATACCAAAGTTGTCCTTCAGTTGGATTGGATGGTTCATTTACTCCAGCAAAGTTTTCCAACAAGTGTAGCAAGTCTTCGTTAAGAAATTCGCCAAACCTATTATAATTCTTACCAATTAGTTTTAAACTAGTACTAGTATCAACTGTACCGTCGTTTACTACTATTGGCTTCTTGCCGCTTTCTGAATAATTTATTGTATATGGCATATCTGTTCCTTAAACATCACTATACGATGTGCGTAATCTGAGTGTGTATATTACTTGTATTTTTCTGTTGGCACTTTTTTGTACTGGATGGAAAATTACGTGTGTTAGTAGATCGTCATTAGCTGAAAATAGTGCTAATTCGTCAAATACATATGTACCATCCATGTTAGTTGCGGTATCAGTAGCATCTTGACCTACAGGCTCGCCGTAATCTAGTGTACATGTAACAACAACATCACTGTATAAGTTTGTACTTGTATGTACTGCTTCTACACTATTTAATGCTGATCCACTAACTGCTTCGTCTACTACTTTACTAAACGTTTGGTTATATAATACACCACTTGACAATGTTGTATTAGTTGCTTTGTATGTTACAGCACCTAGACCATTAATTGTTGTACCAGCATTGCCAAATCTCATTGTACCAATGTGATGTGATCCAGTTGACCCTGCTTCATTTGCTAATAAGTTAGCAAGAGCAACGCTCATATTTTCAAAGTTAACGGCATTGCGGCGTCTTGTTAATACTTCACCACTTTCAGGATCCCATATTGTAATGTGACCTTCTACACCTATCATTGTTTTTTCAGTTTTATTTACACTCATAATCTTTTTCCATTTATAATATTTATATAGATCCAGAACCTGCATTTCTAATGAAAGTATGTTCTGGGGAAGTCCCGGCTGCAGCGAGACTCACGCCACTGTCGTTATATGCTAGTTTTAAGTTATCACCGTAATGGCCAAAGTTTTCTAGTATAGGTATTCTTGATGAAACACCTGCGTTAGTAACAACATCACTACTGCTGTGTGCTACTGCTGGTGTTCCGTATGTTCCTCGAGTACAGTAACGTAACACATTGCCGTCTTTTGCTCCATACTCAATTCTTTCATTTCCAATCCAAACTACTCCACTATCATCTAGTATTGCGGCGTCTGTTACTTGTAATTCATCATCACTAATTGATACCGCAGAACTTAATGTTGTTTGTTTTGCAGTTTCAATAACTGTGCTTTCATATGTGTTATATTGTTCCCAGATATTCATACGGAATGAACGGGTATCAGTAGTTTCAGTATTACCACTTGGATTAGTTTGTACTAATAGGCTAATATTCTCATGAACATCCATTGGATAAAGCTCATTGCCCCAGCCTTCTAATACTGCCTGTTGGAATACATTGGCGTCATATACATACTCTATATCACCATCTACTGTTGTAAATGTTATAGCATCTGTATTGTCAGGTGCTGTAGTAAATGTACCACCAGTTAGTATAGTATCTCCATCCCATGTTCTTTCAGTATGGTCCTCATACTTCATCGTGATAACACCATTGCGACTTAGTTCACTGATTTCATTTTCCCATGAGTCAGTATGGGTGTTGCGATCTGCTATGCTGTGTAACTTAGTATGGAACGGCTTAATTGTATTAAAGAATTCTTCAACAACATTTACATTATAGTTTCCATATCTTTCTTTATTTGTAAGCAATGGATGATCAACATTTAGTTTTACAAACGTAGTTTTAAACGCAAAGTCATCTGCTGTGTTATCAACAATTGCTTGATACAAACACTTAAACCAAAGTTTGTTATATTTAACTTGATGTCTTCCAACAAATATATGACTGCGCAATCCATCAAATACATTGCTTAGTATTCCATCAACTGAATTATCAAACCCATCTATATCAAACCCACTAATGTCATAACCTAATCCGAACTTCTGTGTATTCCAAAGCTCTTCACTTAGTTGAATTGTGCCTTTTACTTTGTATTCAAGAACCCATTCATCATTTACACGACTATAAATTTCAGGTCTGTTAACACCATCACTATGTATAACTGTAGTGATTTTTAATGTATCTCCATTAACATAAGGAAACGGTACGCCTAGTTCTCCATATAGCTCAGATTTACTTTCTGCGGTATATTTTGCTGTAATACTAGTATTGTATTCGTATGTTAAACTATCATTATTGTCATATGTTTTTCTAATGTAATCAGTATAGTTCCAATACGGTGACACACTATATGTCACTACACCCTCAATAAAAGTTTTATTCATGACTGTTTCCCATGAATCACTTCCATCAACTAATGGCATATCTGCTAGTAAATCATTAACAGTTTCAATAAAGTTCTGTCTTGCTATTGGAATTTCTCTTACTAAACTCTGCCTTGGACGCACTAAGTGTCCGTAACGATTGTACGGATGTAAGTCTAAATCTGGCAGCGCATGTGGGCGGCTAATATCAATATCAGATTCTGGTGTACCATCTGGTAAATTATAGTCATAAATTCTAGCCCATTTTTCCATACTAGTGTCTAAACTTGGTTGGCTATTTGTGTTGCCAGCTAGTAGATTAATATAAAAGTTATTGCCTTCTTTTACAACTGCGTTAAGCGGATATACTGCACCATTGTTCCAATCTGTATATGTATATCTTTCAGTATGTCTGTTGTATCCAGTTAAACTGTCACGCATTTTAATGTGTAACTGTTCTGGAATAATACTTGCGGGATCGTTTTCCGATAGCAATGTCCACTCACTTAGTGGTAGTGCGTTACTATCTACTCTTTGGTTAATTTGTACAACTGTGTTATTTGTGATAGCTAAGTCAATATTTGACAATAATAATTCACTACTGCCAGCAGCCGCTGCCCAACTAATATTAAACGAACTTGGATTTTCTAATAGTCTAGCCAGCTGGTATGTGTTATAGTTACGTTTGGTTGTTGCGTTTTGTTTTTCTTTAACCCAGAAGAAGTAGCTTTTCTCTGTACGTTTAGATTGACTGTTGTAAAACTTTTCCTCTGTCCAATTATACACAGTTTCATTATCAATGTCAACACTTAGCGGAGTTCCACTTGCTGGGTTCCCATCAATAACTCCGCCTCTATCAACAAGTGTTTTCCATTCTTCAGGTGGAACACTACTACGAGTCCATTCATACACATCAATACTTGCGCCGTCAAATAATCTAGCCCAGTATGCTTGTTTGTAATCAATACTGCTTTGTTCATAATCAACATATACAGAAGTTTTAATATCCCACCAACGTAATCCAACTTGCTCAGTTGTCCAAGACTTGGTGTTTTCATTAAATCCATTAACTGTATTGTAATTGTAACTTGCTATGTCAGCAGTTAGTATAAAATCAATTTCTTCGTCAATAAATCCTGGGATGATTCCTTTAGCTGGATCAAATATTTCAAGTTGTGTGATGGTACTTTTTGTGTAGGCGTCATAAAGTTTCACACTTTCAATAAGATCATTACGTGCTTGTGGAGCACTTTCTCTAACTTTTGTCCAGCTAGTACCAGTATGCCCAGTATTATTAGTATAGCTACCTGTCCATCTATAAACTGCTGGACTACCATTACCATCATCGTCAACAAACGCATACTTTGGTGTCTGCTGATTATTTTGTCTAAATCCTTCAAAATTATATTTGAAAACACCGTTTACTGTACTATTAGTATTGTTATCGAGTGTGTTAAAATCAGCGAACCTAACATTGCGTAACGGATAGATATTACCAACTGTTCCTTCTTCTTGAATATATTCATCAATATAAAATGTAAGTATGTTACTTGAACTAACTGCGGTAACACGATGTATTCCATCAATACTAGGCACTGTATTACTGCCTGTAATGAACACATAATCATCAGCAGCAAGGTTATGTGCTTGTATATTTCCATCACTAAGTTTAACTGAAATCAGCGCATCGTCAGCATCATTTATACCAGCACATGCTTTGGTAATACTCATACCAAAATCCATTGTTTGATATACCGCATAGCCACTGTTACTGTCATTGTCGCCAACATTATCTGCAAGCCAAATACTAAAAATATGAGGATCATTGGTCATTTGTTGGAAGACTTGATTGCCGTCACTTCCAACAAACGCATTAAAGATGTTACTTGTTGTTGTTTGTGTAGCACTAAGTGTTTGTGCTGTCAAGCCTAATGTAGTATTAGCAGTACCTGATCCAATAATTAATGTAGAGTTAGTACTTGTTAATTTAAGTCTATTATTACTATTGCTAGCACCAATGCCACTGATTGTGGCGTTATTGATAATATTAATTATTGAGTTAAGATCAACTGTAGCTGAAACTGTTGTGGTTGTTATTGGTGCGTTAGTAATACCGCCACTTAGGCCAATTGTAGTATTTGCTGATCCTGCGCCAATATATAATGTTTCATTATTACTGTTAAGCTGTAATACGTTATTATTAACACCACCTGCTTGAGCAGTAATGCCAGTGACGTTTGCGTTATTAATTGCGTTAACAACTTGTGCTAATGTTAAGTTTGGACTATTTGATACAATTGTACCACTACTTGTTTCAGTAGTTGCTCCAACAGTACTAAATCCTACTTCAGCGTTGGCAGTGCCAACGCTAACTGTGAGTGTAAACTCAGTATTTGGTGTGGTTGTTGTTTTTGTAATGGCAAGACGGTTATTACTGTTGCTTGCTGTTGTATTTGCTATGCCTTCAGCATTAATTTTATCAATAATTTGTGTTAAGCTATATGTCTTAAACAATGTTGCGGTTGAAGCTAATATTATTGTATTTGTAGTAAATGACGTAGTTGGGTTTGCTACTAACCAATTTTTAGTTGCGGTTACATATGTTCCACTAGCCATCGCAGTTTGCGCATCAATAATATCTTGCGCAGTTACAGTTTCAGTGCCCGCCGCTACATCAGCAGCTACATAAGTTCTGTTTAGTATACTATTAATAATAGTTACATCATTTTCAACTAGAGCAGTGAGTTCTGCTTCCCAAGCTGGTGATGCTGAAATTTCTGTAACAAGCTGTGTTATGTTTAGTCCTGCGTTACTAGTGTTAAAGTAATCTCCTAACCAAGAAACCCATGCTGCGCTACTGTTCCCACTAATGTATGCGGTACGCAAGGCGTTGATTACAGTACATCTAGCAGAAGAAGTTGTAAAAATATTTGATGTGTTGGTAGTCCAACTGTTGGTAAAGGCGTTTGTAAATGCTGTATTAGCATCTATATTAGACGCAAGTGTTTCTGTTTCATCAAAGTCAATAGTAGTGCTTTCAATAATTAACGTCTTTGTTGCGCTGCCTTCAATTTGTGGATTTATTATATCACCAACAATACTAACATCATTATATTCAGTACTTGTAGATGTACTATCAAATGTAACTGTTCTAGCATTTGTACTAGTTGACCCTAGTACAAGCGTTGAATTGTCAACAACAACATCAGTAGTGTTAATGTCTTGTGTTCCAGTTATATTGATAGTACCAAAAGTAGTTGTGTTAGTTGTTTGCTGTAAGTTGACAGTTGTTCCATCAATAACGACCGTTTCGCCTGTATTAGGAATAACTGGGAGTGTTACAGTAGCAGTTGTTTCAATAGGGTCATTTGGTTTTGTGAGTCCACTTGTGCCATCAGGATCTTTCATTTCCCATACTCTACCAGCATATATTACTTTGTCTTGAAACTTGTATGCTGTTTTGTTATCCCATTGCTCGATATCTCTCCAGTTACCATCAAAGTTATATGCTTCTTTTACTTCTGTTGGAAATTGTACAAAGTCATCTTTATTCAATACACGGTAATCTGTTTCAGTCAACAACGGCAGCCCTGCTGTAACGAAATCATTTGCGTATATATTTTCTTGTTCTATAGTTGTATAGTTAAATGTTTTTGCTGGTCTAGTTGTAAAGTTATTTCCTGGTGCGCCGTTAACTAGCAGTGGACTATTAAAGTCTACATCAATGATGATATCACTTAGAACGTCATTCAGCTCCGTGGAGCTGAAGCGTACTGGTTGTGGATTTGTTTTCATTAAATCTTTTGTTAGTTCAAACTCTAGAGTATTTCTACTACGTGTGTCACCATAATCAGCAGTGCGTATTGCCCATTCCTCATGTACTGTTGCTGTTGACAATGTACCAAATAAAGCTGTGTTGCGCATAAATGCGTTTAGTGCGTGGCGTGTGCCTCTGTACTTACGAGTACCTTTAACAAAGTTGAATAAGGTGTCATCATCTAGTCCAACAATATCGTTCCATGCTGGCTTGTTATATCCAGTATTAAATCTTGCTGCGTCAACTTGCTGTTGGTTGCTTAATGTATTGCCAGGACCGTAGTACTGATCAATTTCATTAGCTACTGTATCAAAGTTAGGTACAACATTGTCTCCGTTTACAATGTAACCTGGAGCAAATAGTTTACCATTCCAGTTTTTACTACGGCTACCTCTCCAGATAACTCTTTTATGACGTACGCCAAGTGCTGGATTATAAATTAAATCATCAAAGTTTGATTCATTATCTATAACCATTGCATGCTCTATTTCAACACGATATAAGCGGACACCATAAATTTCTGTGCCAGCTCTGGCTTCAATTATAGTAACCGCATCGTCCTCGCCAATTACATCACGAGTAATAATAAGTTTGTTGTTTTGTATTTGTAGTCCAGCTTTGCTTACTACATTGTGTTGTCCATCAAACTTGTTAGTGATATTACTAAAGTATCCGTTTGAAATTTCTTTAACTTCTATTTTTGTAACATTTGGTATAGCATAGTGTATATCAGTTACTTTTGCTGTTTCAGACCAAATTACTGTGTTGCCTCCAGTACTTGGCCAAGTTGCTGTCCAGCCTTTACTTTCTAAGTATAAGCCATGTCCAATTATAAATTCATACAAATCTTGTATACTACTTAATACTGTATTGTAATCTAGTAAACTGACATCACTTGAATGATATTTGTATTTGTCAACTCTTGTATTGCCAGCATTAACTATTACTCTGCCAGAATCTTTATTTGGTTTAAAGTATGAAAAGGTTTGCTTAGTGGTGTCATAACCTGCTACTTGATAACCATCAGATACTTTTGTTATTTTAATAGCACCAAAAAATAGTTCTTCTTTTGGTTGACTAGTGTACAGCACTGTGTTAATGTTTTCCTCTGGAATATTGACACGGCCTTTATCTTGACTACTCTCAAGAATAATCTCTTGATTGCTGTTAATAAACCCACCAGCTTTGATAATTGGATTAGTAGTATAATTTTTAAAGCGATCTTCAATTATTGAAACCGATGTGTTATTATACTGAGCAAAATTAACCACTGCGTTGTTTAATCCAGCTGTATAACGTCTAGCACCTGAAGCTAGGAATACATTAAATGTAGCAGAACCAGAATCAGGTATTACTGCTGGTACTGTTTGATAATTGCCACCTGGATTAGTAACTGCCACTGAGGTAATAACACCACTGTCGATTGTTGCTTGTAATAATGCGCCGTTGCCAAAGTTACTGAACACGCTAAGTGGCGGCGCACTTGCATACCCACTCCCGCCATCTTTAATAGTAACTAATTCTACAATGTTATCTTCATAATCTTTATTTGATAGTTGTACTAACTTATTATTACCTAACATTTTTGTATCAGTAAACAATGTTTGTATTGTGTTAAAACTTCTTACTGATCTTGATTTACTACGGAAATAATCGTTTGTTATTTTTAATGGACGCAATTTAAGTAATGCGTAAAATAACGCAATTTTATAATCACTTGATTGACGCCAGTTATTTTCAACAGTACCCCAATCACCAAACACCATTTCAGCCATTGCTTGTGATGCTGTTGGTGATGCAACAACATTTGCGGTCACTGGATCATTTAATACTCCGCCAGTTGTTACTAGAGTATCAGTTTGCCAATCATAAGCACTATAAGAATATGTTAGGGAATATTTTTTTGGACTTAACGCTGGATCGTTTGAATGACCAGATTCTAATGCTGAAATCAATGCTGTTCGTTTAGTTGGGTCTGTCCAACTATAATTTGTATCCCACCAACTTGGTTTTGTATTATAACCAAACATTTCCCAAGGATGTGTATGAGGACGATCTGTATTGAAGTAGTAAGTATAGATACCTCTCCAACCACCAATATTTGGTGTTACACTACTGTAGTTCCAAGTAAATTTGTCTCCAACACTGTACTCAGTAGCATCATGTAAACTAGTAACATTGTTTTTAGTTTTCCATTTGTTAAAGGTACTGCGCAATGCTTCAGTTAAATCCGTCCAGTTATACCTGTTTGGACGACTTGCCAACGGCATATTCTTTTTGTAGCTTACAGTTGAAACATTATCTAAGTTATTGAACACTCGAGTTTCAAACTCAAACAACACAGCATCTACAATATTAAAGCCTGATGAATTTCTATTATACAACTCAGTACCCTTGCGAAGAGTTATTGATCCATCGTGTCCGTATATATTATTTGCGTCTACTTCTAAACTATATTTGTCTAATAATCCTAGTTTAACTGCGCTTGGTGGTACAAAACTAGGACTTGTTAACGGGTACCATTTGGCATTAACCAATACGTTGCCAGTACTATCATATGTAACACTAGCAGTAATAGTTAGTTTATTTTGTGTAATAGTATAGTCTTGATCCTTAACAAGAGAACGCCATTGTGTACCAGTAGCTCCGTCGCCTTCACGTATACTTATTTGTATATGATTACTAGTATCATCATACGTATTAATAGTTTGTGGTAAATTAAATACAGGTGAATCACTTGCGGTCCAACTACTGTTAATTTCTTCATACTCTTTGTATTTTACCATCTCACTATTAGCAAATAAATCGTTACGTGTTTTTCCAATATTCATACTAGTTAATGCTTGGTCAACTAGTGATATAACACTAACTGTGGTGTCAAGTGTGCTATGTAGCTGTGTACACTTTTGTATGAATTGCAGCTTAAAGTTACTGTAACTATTCATAGCAAACTTAATACTACTAAACATATTTGTATCAGTGAACATTGATGTTTGATTTATTAGTTCTGTTGAGTATGGTTGCTGACGAATAGTGCCGCCAAATTCATGTACATGTGGTAAATGTCTATAGTTGTTAACTCCAAAGAAACTACCAGTAAATCCAGGGATACTTTGCATCTGTTTCTGCATGTGTGATAACATATCGCCAAAACTAACATCAGTTAGTACTTCATTTTGTGGATTTAATACATGCGTATCAGCTGGCATGTTAGTACCTTGTGTAATATTATCGTTAGTATGCCAAACTACATCAAAAAGATCATCAATAGGAAATCCACCTGGAATAGTTATCTTGTTATCAGCTAATGTATACACAGTATACGGTTCACCATTTTTTGTAACTGTTAGGTTGTCTGGTATTGAATTACTGTTTACATATATTAATCCACTTACACTGTTATCACTAACAAGTCGATATACAATTGTTTCATCAACAAAGGAATTAGTTACAGTTAATGTACGAGTATTACCAACAGGTGTACTAAGCGTTACATTAGTTAACGCTGTGCCGTCTGTGTTTACAAACTCTAGGTCACTAATATCAAAGATTGTTGATATATTATATGTTTTTGTTCTATCAACAAAGAGTGCTGGATTTAATCCGTTGACACGTTCTAAATCTGCTGTAGTGTGTGTACTATTCCACTGGAACACTTGTAATTTATCATTGCGTTTTGATATCTTAAATGTATCAGATGATTCAATGTCAGACGTACCAATATCAATTACAATTGGTTTTGTGTCTGTTACAGTTTTTTGTATATGTTTTTTAACAGGTTGTTGTCCACGAACAGTTACCCAACCATTATGATAAGAACTATCACTAAGTTTTTTATAGTAGTAATATCCCAATATTTCAGAAGTATTAGCAGCATCACTGTTTGCTGTTGAATCTGTTGAGTTTAGATTAATATAATTATATCGTTTACTGCCAAGTTCAAGATCAAAACTTAGTCCTGGTTCATTACCATAATCTACATATCTTGGACTAAATCCAAGAGCAGTGTCAACATTTGTGGCGTCAGTACTACCATAGTTAAAAATGTAATCACCAGCAAAGTCATTGTTTGGATACGTAGTGGCGTTGTTAAGTAACGTACTATTGGTATCATATAAGTTAAACTTAATGCCCTGACTCCGACTAGTTTTTTGTTGAGCATATACCCAAGCATTTCCGTCCCAGTACCATTCACTACCACTGTAGATGTTGTTAGGATAAGTTTCTCCTAATACATTGTTATAGCCTATTCTAACATTAACACCAGCATGAGTAGGTACCGTAGTTGAGCTGTCTCCATATAGTTGAGTAAGCCCAGTAACAACATTACTACCATCTACTTGTACTGTATAGATATTATTACTATAACTAACATTTGTTGGGTTTAAAAATAAAATAGTATCATCGTTCTGAAGTGTACGTGCTTGTACCCGACTCCAATATTCAGCATTTTCCGTATAACTTGGGTTTTTACTAGTAGTATGTGTTTTTATACAATTCCAAAAACTTGAAACACCATTGCTAACCAATTTAATACTTGATCCAAATTGGTAACCAATAGTATCCCATAATTCAGTAATTGTTTGTTCTGCTAAATTCCAGTTAGTAACACCAATAATTTCAGTAGATGGGTCATTGACATTATCTACAATATGTGTAATACTACCTATAGAAGATTTGGCGAAGTTGTATTTTTCAATGCTAGCTCTAAACGCAATAATTGGTCGAACACCACGGAATTTATCCAGCGTAAAATCACTTGCTGTTACGTCATTGAATATACAAATGGCAGATACAGTTTCTTCATGTAACCATAAGTTACGTCTACTCCAAGCACTTTGGTCTAAAGACTGGCGTTCTTCCACCACATAATCTCTGCTTAATACTTCGTATTCAGTGAGATCATAATTTGGATAAACAAAATCAGTTTCACTACCATCCCACTGACTTGGTTCTTGTACACCATATATAGTATCATTAAACCATACTCTTTTTCCATAACCAAAAGCACCAGTTCCATCAAACTGTCGAGTAAGTTGTATACTAGTACCAACCCCATCCACGATGTAAATATCATCAACAGTATAATCACTATTTCCAGTTACATTGGCACCAGTAAACTTAACTCGCATACCGTTTAATAAGCCTAGTTGTTTGTTATTTGTCAATGTTGGTGTTTTATAGTACGGCTGTCCAACAATATCATCTATTGCGATTGGATCAGATACAGTTGCTTCAGCTACACACACTGGCAAGAAATCTACTAACCAAAAGTAATGATGATAGTTAATAAACATATCATAGTCAATTGGCAAGTCCAATGTATAACCAGTTTCGTTAAAAATACCGTTTGTGTTAGCAGTGTCTACTTCATTATATTTTAATATGTCAATTAAGTCGTCATATGTCATTGCTTCAGTAATGTTTTGGTCTTGATCACGAACAACTCCGCCAGGCACAAATTGATAGTTAGTTGCTGCTCTGTTGTCAGATATATATCTGTCAGCAGCGACATCTTTATTTTGTGTATCGCCCAAGTAATAGTTAACAGCTTCCATACTGCCACTTGACATTAACTGTTCAAGAGTACTGTTTAAAAACTTTTTGTTAACAGTTGTTTGGAAAATTGCTGGAAGTAAATCTACAGTATTTCGTGTACCAACATACTCAGAACTTTCGCCAGGTCTAGTAGATATCTTCGCTATAATTGGGTTGGCGTGGAACTTGTTCATTTAATATTAACTCCGGTATTTGCTGCTATTGATGTAGGATTAAAAACTGTACTCTTACTTACAGTAACGTTGCTGGTTGCTATAACTGGTAAAAATAATTCATCGCTGTCACTAATTATTTCGAATAAAGCGTTTGGTTTTGCTTGATTGTCTACTGATTCGATATTAATCTGCGCTACTTGTCCAACTGTATTATTGTGAATGAATGCTGCTAGTTCAGTAAAATAAAATGTATCTCCAAAGTCCCAATTATCAATACTAAAATATTGATTAACCAAACGGATTACTTCTTGCTTAATTTCAGTATCACTTAGTGTAGAGTTAGCAGTTTTAGTTACATTGAATTTGGCTTGTAGTTCACTACTAGCTAAATCACCAAACAGTATTTTGTACTTAACTGGGCGATAGATAACTTGGTCACTGATTGATTTTTTATTGTCTAAACTTTTAAACATGTCGTTTAGTGAAGAGATAGTTGGCGGGTTTGGTTTAGTATATCCTCTACCATCATATTTTGCCCATGTTCTAAAACTAGTTTCGTATGTTGATAACAATACATATGTATCAATAATGTTGGTTGTTGCTGGATCAATAACTTGGTTAACATCAGCAATTCTTGTATACTTGCTCGCCAATCCACTGCGACCAGTTACTGATGTTCCGCCACTAGCATCATGTACCGTGTAAGCAAAACCATCAACAACTTTTTCACTAAGTGAGATTGTTTCATCTCCAACAATATCATGAAAAGCACTTGGATTTACTGGAAACCCATCATTAGTAGGACTTGATAATGTTAGTCTAATTTTATTAGGATCAGTATATCCATCTGGGTATGTAAAGTATCCAAATGCGTTCATAGTGTAATCTGATCCAATTGGTAGACTGTTTGATTTACTTTTACTGTTAATGCCTAGTACTTTAATATTGTCCATACTTGGCTTCAGTGTTTCACTGCTAAATGTTTCAGCGAAGTTTAAGTTAGCAAACTTAATTTGCTCATCACTACCAAATATATAACGTGTCTTACGTGTTACAATTTCCCACTGTGATGAGGTATAGTTTAGTCTTATAATCCAACTGTTGTCAAGACCTGTACCGTTTGTATCACCTTCATATGTTCTATTCCAACTACTTGGATTGTTATTTGTAAGTGAATTAGTAACTAAATTACTGCCAGTAACTATTGCCCAAGCCTGTGTTGCGGCATCATAACGTAAGCCAAAACTGTTGTTGTTTGTAATAAGATTAAGTACATCAGTTTTAATAGTACTAGTTAAGTCGTTAGCCCAGCTTGGCAAGATACGCTTAATACGAGCGCCGCTTGGAATAACTCCACTGATAGTAATACTGCCACGGCCATTCAAGTCAATACCTGTTGTTGTACCGACACTGTTGTCAATTCCCAATCCATCATTATAAATTCCAGTTACTCTTACCCATTTTGTATTAGCACTTGATACCACAGCCGTTGCTGTTGCGCCCGCACCGCCGCCGCCAGTAAGAGTAATGCTTGTGGCACTATCATAACTTAGTCCAGCATTTGTAATAGTAATACTAATTAAATTTCCGCTGCCATCAATATTTGCTGTACCAGTTGCTCCTGTTCCGGCGCCAGTTATCGTGACTGTTGGGGATGATGTGTATCCACTGCCTGCGGAGGTTATTTTAATATTACTGATGTATCCAATTTTATAAGGAGGAGTTACAAACTCAATGATTGAGTTTATATCAATTTTATTCATAGGAGCAACACCATTGGTCTTAACACGTTGTATAGTACTAGTGTCGTCAGTTAAGTATCCTGTACTTGTGTTTGCGCCTTTAGTAACTTGATTCCAACGGAATGTGTTTAGCGCACTGCCGTCCGCATTGTGGAAAACAACATTATCAGTTGTATTGGTGTATTGACTGGCTGGTGTAAAGGATCCATCTGGTCCATAATACTGTCTATCATAAAAGAAGTTTTTAACTTCTGGATTATCTAACAGTGGCTTAATAAATCTACTGTATGTTTGCTCACTGTTTAAATTTGTTGGCAAACTAACTACACTACGAGCTGCTACGTCTTCTCTATATAGATATCCATCATCTAAAAACTGTATAGCATCACTATAACTACCAGTTGGATCATTGAAATCTCTAAAGCGACTGTGTCCACTGTGTACACGGTTAATACTCTTAATCTTGCGAATGTTTTCGCTTACTGTTAATGGGAAAATACTATAGTCTTCTGCTGTAACAAGTCTATCCTGTGTACTATGGAATCTACCAGCATTGTCTTTAATGCTTTGTAAACTTTCACGTTGACTAGCATTACTTACTCTAGATTTTAAACTTGCCGTAAGCACAGCACGGTATGTATTTCCATCAATACCTAGATAGTTAAATGAATATGATGATGCTCCAAAACTTTCAGGGTTCAATGTATAACTACGATTTAATCCAGTTCTATACCAAACACGAATAATACCACGTGGTATGTTACCAAACAATCCATCACCAAAAACAATACTAATCTTGTCATCTTCTCTGCTTGATACAGTATAAATGTTTCTAAAGTTATTATTAATATTATTGTATATTGCGTTTAGTCCAAAGATACGATCAACTTGATTCCAGTCTGTCAACACTTGTCCAATTTCATCAACATTTTGTACCCAAATATTTCCATTTGCTACATTAGTGTCGTTAATATCAAGTACAAGATTTGGTAATCCGTCAGTAATGTTAAAGTCTTTAAAATGTAGTGAGCCTTGTTTAAATCCAAAGAAGAACCCTGTATCAGGACTACTAAATCCACCATTGTCATTTCTATATACTATATCAAGTGCGCCATATGGATCTGGTTTTTTCTCTTGAATACGGTTTGTACTGCTATTAAGATACAAACTGTGAGCACCAAATACTGCTCGACTTCCACTAATGCTTCCGTTAAACTCGTATGATGGCTCTGTGCCTGTGCTAGTCGTTCTATAAATTTCATTTGTAATACCATCACGTACACTTCTACTAAATGGTGTACCAAATTGATTACTGCTACCAAACATGCTGTTCATTACTGTAATAAAGTTTTGGTATGCTGTTGGATCAGTAACATCTTCAAACTGTAAATCAACATTCGCAAGACTGTTTCCGTCTACATCGTATACTGTTTCAGTTGTTTTGATGCTATCAATTTTTAAATAACCACTAGCTACTACATTACGTGTTGGATTGTATCCTAAAAATTCAGCAATGCGGAGGGCGCTATCTCTGCGTTCTGCTGTACTTAAATAATTTTCACGTGAGTTAAGGTCATTACGGAACGCTAAGTTGTGTCCCAAGAATGCCATTAATTCTAGTAAACTTGTAAACTCACTTGAGCTAATCCAGTCATTAAAATTTTCTGGGTAGTTAGTATCTATATACTCTACCATTGCGTTCTTAATAGTGTCAAAATCGTATGCTTGGAAGTTTGCTTGCGCAAAACTTTCATATATTACACTAAAATCTTCAGCAGCAAATAAACTGCTCTGTCTTGCGCCTTGTGCCATTATGTTGTCTCACTTGTGTATGTTAAATATAGTTCTTCAGCCAATCCTGTGTCATCGTAAACAACACGTACTCGTATATCAAGTTGATGATCTGTTGGCTTACTTAGATTTACTTCACTAAAAATCCATCTCGGATCGCTGTCAATAATATTTTGTACATCATCTCTCGCGGCCTGTTCTGTAATATCGTCTAAAGGTTCAAAAACTAAATCAGGTAGTATTGATCCAAAATTTGGATTCATAACTCTTTCACCTTTACGTGTGTAAAAGTGATTCATTAAGTCACGAAGAGCCAAGTCCTTGTCTACTAGGACTGTATTAATGTCATTTCTGTCAATTGTGCTATATCCAACGTATGTAACCATACTGATATTTATAGCAAAATTAACTGCTACGTTTTAGATTTTAGTAGTAAATCGCACAATATCACCAGTTTTTAAGGATTTAGTTATAGTAATAACGTTATTAAGTAAAGTAAAGTCAAAATAATGTTGAATTGCTTCGCCATTTACTTCTACCAGAAGTTTTTCCACTGGTTCCATACTAGGACTATTTGTTATTGTATATACATTACTGTCACTATGCGTAAAGTTTTCAACAACCAACGTGTTAACATATGCTTTAGCGATAGTTCGTTTTATACCTTCTGGTGTATTAGGAAGAAATTTTAAGGTCTCTGCGTAGTAAGCAAACCTTGCTCTTTCTAAATTATTTTCGTCTAGTGCTCTTATTTCATTCTTGTCACGCATTTCGAATATACCAGTTTGTCTCATCCAGCTACGTGATTTTGATTTACCATAATCACTCAATCTTATAATACTAGCTGCTTGTACACAAAACAGTCTGTTAAAATTACTGCGCTTAATCATGCTAGCTACTGTTGTCCAATCACTGTCAGCAATATAATCACGTATTTCATATACGCCTTCATCTGCTGTAACAGTTAACACATCACCATTAATAATGTAGTATAATAATAGTCCATCAAATACACACTGTGGTATACTTGTTAATCCAAATGATTTCAACTGGCGTATTAATAATCTTTGATTATTTTGAAAATCTTTAGTCCAGATATCATATGCTTCTTGTTCAGTAATACCTCGTTTGGCACCAGCAATACTATATCCAGTTTGATTGTAGCCAACATAACGTGCCATATTGAGTGTCACTAGGATTATAATATCACTAGCATATATATCGTCAATGAATATAGATGTGTCCCATTCAGCATCTTTAAGAGTAAACTCAGTCCAATCAGTATTATATTTTTGTAAAATCATTGTGGACCTGCTCTTCTTCCTGTATTAACAGCATCATTATTATTTGTACCCGGTGGGGGAGTGTTAGGATACTCTAAATTAGTTACATCATAATCTTTTACTGTTGTTTGTGCGCTACTTGGTGCTTGTGCTGCTACCTTGCTTCCTTGGGCACTGTGTCCGCCCCAAGGTTCATGTTCTGGTACTCTTGGATTAATACTTTCTTTTACACCTCGGTTTACACTTAAACTTCCGCTTGTTGGGCCTACTGCTCCCAATGCTGTTGGACCGTTTAAATCTAACATACCATCAGTACTAATTCTACCATACCCATTAGCTTTAAGTTGTAGGTTTAAATCAGTTGTTAAGCGTATATCTTTGTTTGATTTAAGTTGTATTGGTCCTGTAGCTGTTTCTGCTTGTATTCCTGCAGCACCTCTTGCTTTAATATTAAATGTGTCGGCATCCATATTAATGTCGCCAGTTGCGTAAAAATTAAAATCTTCTTCTGCGTGATAACTTACACTACCCGCCGCATATACATCAACATTACCATCGCTATCCATTTGCATCCAACTAGTACCTTTTTGGTTTGTTATATAAACAATACCAGCACTATCATTAAATAGCATCTGTGCGCCGCCACCACTGCGTAAACGTACTAGATTATTTTCACCTTCTTCACGAGCTTGGTCTGGGACATAGTTCTCACCTTCTTTATGAGCAACTGTGCCATCATCCATTACAAAGCTATGCCCAGCTGGTGTTAAAAACCCTGCTACGTTGCTTGGCGATTCTCTTCTACCGCCACTACTACCAACACCACGTATTGGATCTAATCCTGTGCCTTGTTCAGCAACTGAATTTGCTACTGGATGACGTGGGCGGACATTGCTATTTTGTTGTAATCCAGGATCAATACTCGGTCCAATAGTATTATCAGATTCTGATATTTGACTTGCTGGTAATCCTGGTACTGATCCATTGCGCCCAACAGTTGGCAATACACCAAGTAAAAATCCAGTTGGACCATCACCAGTAAACGCAACTAATACTTCAGTACCAGGAGCAGGAGGCGGAAAACTTGCTCCATATGTAACTGTAGCATCAGCACTAGTAATTGAACCACCAAATGGCGAAACTGCTCTAACTTTAGTAAATTTTTGTCTGTCTTCTCGGGTATCTGTGGACCCCCATTTCTGACTATTAACTATTTGCACATATATGGAGCCACCGAAATCACCGTCAGCTGATTCAACAACTTTACCTACATACACACCAGTGGGCATTGAAAATCCAGAACGAGTACCACTAGAATATGATGCTGGTACGCCTATCGAATCTCTATTACTGCCAGTGCTTCTATTTTGTTCTTTATTTGACATTTTTTTCCTTAACTATTATACATGTTCACAAGCCAAGTTGGTGGCCTGTGGTGTTTTGTACGAGTACTGCCACCCCAATATGGGGCTGCTGTTGGGCTTAAACTGGCGCCACTGCCAGGTGTCATCGCAATATCAAAGTGATGTGATGTTCCACTCATATATAGCTCACTGCCAGACCCGAATGCTGGGTTAGCTATGCCTACACTTGGTGTTAACCCTTGCGCACGAGTTTCGTTCAAAAAGGCCTGTGTATAGTTTTGTATAAGTGCTAGATCAGCAGGATTTTCAACACTTAGTACTCTACCATCACTAGTTCGAAGTTGTGAATCAGCTGCAAATCCATTATGTCTACCACTGCCACCAGGACCACGATTGCCACTTGTTACAACCATATCTAATCCAGTTTGTGCGCCAGCAACTCCCATTGCGGCTAATAATCTGTTATCAACACCAGCAGTATCACCGCTAATGTTACCTGGCGCATTTCCAGATGCTGCTGGATCAAGCGTGGTGCTAGTATCGTCCACTGGAACACCGTTTGGATTTGGGTTTTCATTATCAGAATTATTTGTATCAGTGTATTTTTGTTGTAGAGTTCTAGTTTGTCCACCAACAATTTGACCAGATATTAACTGTTGTATCATTGTTTCATTGTTTGTATTTGTGTCTCGTATTGATTCAAGAGTTTGTTTAAATTCTCCCATCATATATTGTGATGTTACTGTACTAACCCGGTACAATGCTGTTACACCAAAATTTTGTTTAGGCATTAATCCAGTAGTTTCATTTTCATAAACTGGAAATTTCATGTTAAAAAAGTACCCTAGCCCGCCAAAATCATAATCAGCCTGATTATCATTACTTGCTGCTGCACCTTTTGGTTTACCTAACCAATAAGGATCACCTCTAATAGATAGCCGTTGTTCAACTAACTCGCCAGTAGAATTAAGATTAAGTTCTAAGGCGCCCAGCATCATTGCCCCGGGATCGTCTTGAGCATCAACACCACTAGTAGCTAAACTATCGCTAACATTTCTATAATCAAACTGCACTGAATTATTCATTTTTTCTCTATCACTGTTGCTATAAAGATCAGTTTGTGTTATATACTTGTTTTTAGTTGGTGTGAACTCGACAGTACCAGTATTTCGTTGAGCGTCTAGTTGTTCCCCTGCTAATCTAACTGCATTGTTCCGCATGTTTAAAACGCTTCTTGCGGCCGCTTGATTACTAGCATTAGCTGATAGTTGTGTACGAATTTGTCCAACTCGCCCATCTTCGTTTCTTGGATCAGCACTTTGTAATTCTTCATTTAATGCTGTAGCTTCACGTTCTAACCGAGTTACTTCATTTACAGCATCTCGATATCTGTCTGCAGTAGCAAGAGATCTACTTTGTGCTTGCGTTAATCCAGGAAATAACCCATCAGCACCAAGTCCTCCTCCAGCCATAGGTTGAGTAACGAAAAAGATCGTGTTTAATGATAGATCAAGGTCTAGGACTTCACTGTTGAGTCCAGTATATGTATAATCATATCGTTTACGCAATAATCCATAATTTAATATATTATTTAAGCGAGTTCGTTGTGCCGTCTCATCATCAGCCAGTCTCGTGAAACTAAGAGGATCATGGATGCCTTGTGGTATAGTATATGCTGTAATGTTGTATGTAAATTTTCTTGGATATTGCTTGGCAACTGGATCATAATCTACTAGATATTCTACTTTTGTTTTAAACATAAACCACTTCATTAGATCCGCTAGTTTTTGGTAATCTCCAATTGTACCAGCATTAGTATTATCTTTAGCAAATTGATTATTTCCAACAAGTGGTATCCTTTTAAAATTTCTAGTTTGTAATACTGCTGCAGAAATGGCAGCTGTCATAGCTGTACCTTTTTTTAAATCAAATGTAACAGTTCCACCAGATGACGAAACACTAATATTGCGACTTTCTTGTAAATTAGAACCAACAATGGCATCAAATTCCCAACTACGCCATTCATCAGATTCTCCATTTGTACCAAATACATATTCGTTTGGATATAGTCTTGCTATTGTAGTTTCAACTTGTCTTTTAACTTCTTTATTAACTTCAGTAGTAAAATTATCTAAAAAATCTCCAAAGTTACTAGCCGTAACTGTTATGTCAGTTTTTAAGTGTAGGTCCATTCGACGGTAAGCTGCGTATTCAGTTTCAATAAATGTAACTTGATAGTTAGTTGCACTATCAGTATGTTTCATTTGAAAATCTGTTATACCTGCTACATAATAAAACGGTCCAATTTCCTCATCTTTTATTGAAGTATCAGACGTATTCCATCCTCGAAAGTTGAGCTCAAGTAGATAATTTGCTTCAAGATGATTTCTAATACCAAGTTCACTGGCAGCTAGCATAATTCGATTAAGAAATGTCATACCCTTTGCTTCAGTAAAGGAAATATCAAAGCTATTCGAGACTGAGTTTCTATTTTCTCTTACAAATGCCAACGTTGTTTGTTGTATTACTGTTTCAATACTGATCTCATTTTCAACTCCAGATTCAGCTAATGTAATAAAAGTACCTTGTTCGAGGTTTTTTTCAAATTCTTGAGCACGAGTTGGGTTAATCATATGTATTGCCCAACTATAAGTATAGCCTTCATACTTGTTTAAGATATTATCTTTGTAAAATGATTCACCGCTTGTATTTGGTGTTGTTTCTCCATTTACGGCTTGGGCCGCGGCTTCTGGACTATTAATAGTTTCAACATTATTGGTTGGATCAGGTACAAAATCTTCTGATGGGATTATTGCCGTGCCGTCCCAGTTAAGTACATTGTCTTGTCTTCCAGCACGCCATTGGGCAATACCAAAAGCACCATCACCTCCGCCAGCTGTATTAAATGCGTCAGGATCAAGCCTACTAGTACTTTCCGCCATTAAGTTACCAACAATACCACTTGCTTGCTGTGGAGTGAATCCTTGACTGGTAAAATAATTAAATGCGCTTGACACATTAGGACTTATTGAACTAAGTGTACCAGATTGTGCTGCGCTGAATACATTATTAGCATTGTCAATACGTGTACTAAGAGCATGTCCGCCAGCTCTTTCGTACCGGTTTTCAAATATAGTAGCAGCTTGATTTACTGACATGTTAGGATTATTTTGAAATTGGCTAGCCACATTACCACCGTCACCAGTTCCCATTTCATGGTTAATGAAACTAAGTTGTGATTCAAATGATGGAGGATTGCTAGGAGGTGTTGGTGACATTAACTAGCTCCGAAGGCACTTGACTTTGAAGGTACTTTAATTTCAAGTCCTGCTACAAAATCATTAATTGGATCCCGAAGTTTGTCACGATTATAGTGTACAAATATCCACCAATAACTACTGCTACCATACATGTCAAAAGCAAGTAGATCTGGTCTACGGTTGTATCTATTACCAATGCGCATAAGTTTTGCTTCTTGTGATAGTGAAGCATCTGTTAGTTTTGGTTGATATATATCCAAGTACTTTAAATTTTGCGGAGTTGCCGCATAGCTGCTGGAATTAGAATAATTTGCCATCAGATAAATCCTTTACTATATGCGTTTCCACTAATAAACTGATGTTTACTAAATTCTCTTTTTTGTCTAGCTGGATTCATACTAACAAGTAAATCAAGCGAAATAGTCTGTATCGCTGGCAATGCTTGTCCATCTACTTCAACTAAATCTGTGTCACTTTGGTATGGAATACTTACGCTGCCAACATACACTGGCACTTTATCAAATTGATTTGACCCAAAACTACTAAATCTTAATTTAGGAGGTGGAGTACCTGCTACTGGGTCTTGATTTTGGTCCCCAAACCCATAAAACATTTTTGTTACACTACGTAAGTAATGTATTACGCCCTGTGTATATAAATGCTCTTCTCGAGTAACATTACTAAATTGTGCTGTTACTTGTATTGACGGACTTGGTGTTCCGCCGTATGCGTGTGATGTATAGTTAGTGTGTGTTAAATTATATGGAGTGTAATTAACTGATTGTTGGTACACAATATCTGGTTGTATAGGAAAAACTAACCCGCCAGTCTGTTGTAATATTGCAGCTGGGCCAGCATAATACAATGATGGTCCAGTTAATTTTGCTCTTGCTGAATTACTGACTGCCATTTAATTTTCCTTTTACAAAGTTATATACTTTTGGATTAAATGTACCAAAGAAGTCTTGAAATGCTTCACGCTTCTTTTTGTCTTCAATACCATCCATACGCATTACATTTCTAAACGTAGTAGCACTACGCCCATCATCTTTAACAGGAACAGTATAAATGTAACCTGCTTCGTCACTTGATGTTAATTGTTCACCGTCTTTATACATACGTAAATAGCCACCTGTTTTTAAACGTCCAGCATCTTTTTCACTGAATACCAACAGTACCGCAGTGTTGTTTGGATCTTTACCAGTTGCGCTAACGTCAGGCTGATACGGACTAGTACGTATAATCTTATCAGCCGGTACACCAAACATGTCAGTCATAATGCCAGTTTTCTCTTCGTAACTAAACGGATCCTTTTCTGGCTGTGCATTCTTGGCTATCGTAGTGGCGATAAATACATTTGAAGAACCAAACTTACGAACAAGGTCCATATACACTTTATGGTGGCCACTGTGCATAGGCTGAAACCGTCCTCCGTAGAATACAGCAATGTCAGTTGCTTCAGCTTCATTAAGTTGTGCGTATCTCATGTCGTTCTCCTATAATACTATTTATAGCATCAATAAGTGCTAGTATAATTAGAAGGACTTGACAAAGGTAGAATATGTGTTATATTCGTAGTAATTTAAGGAAAGATTTATGAGAAAACAAAATTATCTAAACAACAAAGATATGTTAAAAGAAATTCACAAGAGTAAACTAACATATTGTCATCTAGTAGATGAAAATTATAGTAGATTTGATATCATTGTAAACAGTTATGAAGATATTTTTGATCCAGATATTATCCAACAAGCAAGAGAAAATAGAGCCAGTGTGCTAAGTTCACAAGGCTATGAAGAATCTTATGCTAGATGGCAAGCAAGTGGCAAGCGTGTTAAGGACAAACCAAAACAAGCTGAGACCAGAGTACATCCAGAAGACATTGATCCAGATGAATTAATTTTTCGTCTAATGACATTTGATCATGTACCAGGTGATGCAAAGCGCAAAACTAATCCAAAAACAGAAGCAGATCAACACGTTAAAGTTAATTTTCCACCATTTAAACACTATGCTAAACGTGATGGAGAAGTACAAGAAGTAGTACGAAGCCACTGGGAAGGTGGTATTGACAATGGATCGTTTAGTACAACACATGGTTATACAACAAACGAATTAGCAAAAATGTATATCAAACTATGTGAACGTTATAGTATGCGTAGTAACTGGCGTGGATACACTTATGTAGACGAAATGAGAAGTCATGCTCTTATGCAACTATCTCAAATAGGCTTAAAGTTTAATGAAGACAAAAGTCAAAATCCTTTTGCGTATTATACGGCTGTTGTTACAAATAGCTTTACACGGGTACTTAACCTTGAGAAACGTAATCAAAATATACGTGATGACCTGCTACAAGAGAACGGATTTAACCCTAGCTTTAGTAGACAACTTGACCATGAAGCGGCTGAAAAAGCAAAATGGGACGAAAAAAGCGAGAAAGATCGCAAAGAAGCTACTGGAACAAATTTCTAGTTGACAATCATACAATAACATTGTAAATTAACATTATACAATAATGGAAAGTATTCTATGACATTTTTTAATAGAGCAGCTTGCTTTAGTGATATCCATTATGGACAAAAAAACAACAGTAAACAATACAATGATGATTGTAACAAGTTTATTGATTGGTTTGTCGATAATAGTAAAGACTGCGAGACCTGTATTTTCTTAGGTGATTTTCATCATCATAGATCAGGTATCAATATCAGTACGCTAAATCACAGTGTACAGGCTGTAAAGAAATTAAGCGAAAACTTTGAAAAGGTGTATATGATTATGGGAAACCATGATCTATACTATCGTGAAAAGCGAGACCTTAATAGTTTGCCGTACGCAGACGTTTTTGACAATGTTACACTGGTAGAAAATATACTACAACAAGATGATGTAGCACTAGTACCTTGGTTAGTAGGCGATGAATGGAAACGCATACATAAAGTACAAGCTCGTTATATGTTTGGACACTTTGAACTGCCGCATTTTAAAATGAATGCTATGGTAGAAATGCCAGATCATGGCGGCATTAATGTAGAACATCTGTCAGGCCCTGAATACGTATTCAGTGGCCACTTCCACAAGCGTCAGCATAAAGGTAATATTCATTACCTTGGGTCTCCCTTTCCGCACAACTATGCTGACGCTTGGGATGACGACAGGGGTATGATGAAATTGTCTTGGGGCGGAAAGCCTGAATACTTTGACTTTGATGGTCCACGTTATAGAACTGTTCCACTTAGTAGACTGATTGATGATGCTGAAAACATCTTAAACCACAACACTTATTGTCGTGCTGTATTAGATGTAAACATTACATACGAAGAAGCAAACTTTATTAAAGAAACATTTGCGGCACAATATCAATTACGTGATATTACACTAATGCCCAGCAAGAAAGAAGAACATGCGCAAGATTGGCGACAAGTTGATGACATTGAAGTTGAAAATGTAGACCAAATTGTGTACAATAGCTTAAATGCTGTAGACAGTGAAATGATTGACAAGAAACTACTAGTGGACATATATAACGCATTATGATTATTATTAAAGACATCACGATAAAAAACTTTATGAGTGTGGGTAACGTAACACAGGCTGTTCGTTTTAACGACAATGGTCTTACACTCGTACTGGGTAACAATATTGACTTAGGAGGAGACGGTAGTCGTAATGGCACTGGTAAGACCACAATTATTAACGCACTTAGCTATGCTATGTATGGTAATGCGCTAACAAATATACGCAAAGACAATCTTATCAATAAAACTAATGGCAAAGGCATGTTAGTAACACTTGATTTTGAAAAGAATGGTATTCAGTATCGAATTGAGCGTGGGCGCAAGCCTAACATCTTTAAGTTTTATGTTGATGATATCGATACTGATGACGGTAATGAAGCACAAGGCGAGAACCGTCAGACACAAGGTCAAGTAGATAAACTGTTTGAAATGAGTCACGATATGTTCAAACATATTGTCGCCTTAAATACATATACAGAGCCCTTCCTTAGTATGCGAGCAAATGATCAACGAGCGATTATTGAACAGCTACTTGGTATCACTATGTTAAGTGAGAAAGCGGAAGCTCTTAAAGAACAGCAAAGGCTAAACAAAGATGCAATCAAAGAAGAAGAGTATCGAATTAAGGCAGTTGAAGATGCAAATCAAACAATTGCAAAGAGTATTAGTGACCTTGAGCGTCGACAATCTCTCTGGCAAAATAAAAAACAAGAGACCCTGCAAGAATTAGAAACCGCTATTAATGTCTTAGATAAAGTTGATATTGAAGCAGAGCTATACAAACACACACAACTAGCTGAATACTTGAAAAAGAAAAGTCAGCTAGACGAAGCAGTACGCTGGATCAATAGTATTGAATCTGACGATAAGAAACAAGAAAAAGTTATTTCTAAACTTGAAAACGAAATCAAATTGTTGAAAGAACATACTTGTTATGCTTGTGGTCAGGAAATGCATGATGATAAACAAGAGAGCATTCTTGCTTCTAAAGAAGAACAGAACAAAGAAGCAGCAATGCAAATCTTATCTAATAGTTCTCAATTAACTGAACACTTGGATGTGGTAAATAGCATCGGTGATCTAGGACAAATTCCAGCAACATTGTATAACACAGAACAAGAAGCATATCAACACCAAAGTCAAGTTGACAAGTTACTGTCTGAGTATTCAAATAAACAAAATGAAAATGATACCTATCAAGAACAAATTAACAGTCTAAAGGAGACTGCACTACAAGAAGTTAGTTGGGATAAGATGAATGAACTTGTGCAGATAAAAGAACACCAGGACTTCCTGTACAAACTGTTAACAAACAAAGATAGCTTTATACGTAAACGTATTATTGAACAAAACTTACAGTATCTAAATTCTAGACTTGCTTACTATTTGACTAAACTTGGATTGCCACATGAAGTACAATTCCAACCAGATCTCAATGTAGAAATTACAGAGCTAGGTAGAGAACTAGACTTTGACAATCTAAGCAGAGGCGAGCGTAACAGACTTATACTTGGGCTCAGTTGGAGTTTTAGAGATGTATTTGAAAATATGAATACGCCAATTAACTTCCTTGCTATTGACGAGCTTGTTGACAGTGGCATGGATACCAATGGTGTTGATAGTGCGCTTAGTGTACTAAAGAAGATGGAACGTGAACGTGGGAAAAATGTTTTCCTTATCTCACATCGAGATGAACTACAAGGTAGGGTTAATACTATCCTACAAGTTATCAAGGAAAACGGATTCACTTCGTTTAGTGTAGATACAGAGATTTCAGATATTGATGGATGATATTGACAAAGAGTTACTACAAAGTCTGGGAGGCATGATATTTGAGTCTCCTGACAAAGGCAAAACAGTACGTAGTAGACCTAGTCCTGAGCATCCTATATTTTTGCTTTCTAACGGAATATTGCCAATTGATATTTGGTACAAGTTATATGGAGACGGATAATGGAAGATGACACTTTAACTATTACAATCCCAATGGGGGCCATTGAGCATTATGGCGATTATGATTCTAGTCCTTGTATTAGTGATATTAGCCTTAGTACTAGTACCTTGCAAAATTCTGGCACTGTAACTATTGACACAGCCGGATTATTTGATTTCGATAGTAGACGTAAAAATTTACGTGATGAAGGTGAATTACCGATTGACATTTGGGCAAAAATGTATAATAATGGAGTTATAGATGACGAATGATTTAATTTTTGATCTCGACGGCACACTAACTAATGCCAGAGAGTACATAGACCCACAGTTTGAAGAATTTTTACATGAGCTTACTAACAAGCACTCATGTCATATCTGTTCAGGTAGTGACTATAATAAAATTGAAGAACAATTAGGCAAAGAATTAACTAACAAGTTTGATACCATATTCGCATGCAGCGGTAATCATCATGTTAGCAAAGGCAAAAATATATACAAATCACAATGGCAACTTAATACAGAACAAGAATGGTTTTTATTAGATAAACTAAAAGAAATTCCATACCCCTTTAAACGTGGCAATCATTTAGAAAAACGCACAGGCTCAGCAAATTTAAGTATTCCAGGAAGAAACGCAGATTTACAAGATAGAGCTGTGTTTATTGAGTGGAACCATCGGCACCAAGCAAGAGAAAAATTGGCAAAAGAATTTAATGAGTTGTATCCACAACTTGAGGCAGTATTAGGCGGCGAAACAGGCTTAGATATATTCCAAAGAGGCAAAAGCAAAAAACAAATACTTGACGAATTTGATGACACATCATTAATTTACTTTTTTGGTGATAGAATTTGTCCTGGCGGCAACGATTATGATATTGGCACAGCAACAGATGAACTCCCATATGGCAAAAGTTTTAACGTAGAAAATTGGCAAGAAACATACAACATTCTAAAAACACAATTTTAATACCATAATCAGTAGATTTATGATGACAAATGATATATACGATACATGCAATGGAAATACAATGGCAATCTTGTTGAAGAGATAGCTGACCAATATATTGGGTTTGTATACATCATTACTAATCTGACTAACAACAAAAAATACATAGGCAAAAAATTAGCCAAGTTTAAAAAAACTCGGCCACCCCTAAAAGGCAAAAAACGTAAAAGAAAATCACTAGTAGAAAGCGATTGGCAGACATACTGGGGATCTTCAGAACACTTATTGGCAGACATAACTGAATTAGGCCCAGAAAATTTTAGTAGAGAAATTTTATATTTCTGTACTACACGTGGCCAACTTTCATACCTTGAGGCAAAAGAACAATTCGACAGAGCGGTATTACTCACTGACGAATACTATAACGGCATCATAAATGTCCGCATTGGCGGATCTCAGGCTCTTAAAGAATCACTAAAAAATATTATACCCCCTCTATAACAAGCATCGAGGAGTCGCAATTAAATTTGTTAGACAACGGAATTTGCTGGGGGAAAACAAACCAAAAGAGTGGGCTCTACTGCGCCATTGTAACCCACGAGTATTTCCAAGTTAGTAGCCTTTATTGCAACTTGGTAGCTTGCGTTGAAAGCAGCATGTAAAGGGGTATCGCACAACCGCCTCTGCTAGTATTTTACTAGTTTTGCTATAAGGGTGTACAAGGTGACTGGTAATATCAGACTCTTTTGTCGTGCTTGGCCTAAATCAGGCTAAGTGCGACTTTAGTTCATGGTAATGATCAATAATATATATAATATATATCATAATGATATATGATATGATATGATATTCGAATATATCGAATGAAATGATTCAATCGAACGATAGTGAAGATTGATGATGTCGTAAGACATCAAGTAATGATAAAACTTACTTAGATATAAATGAACACTTCAGATTAAAATGTCTTCTTACCTGATGCTGCTTCTATGGCAGCTTGCTCTCGTTTATTCTTTTCTGAGAATGAATTAATAATTTCAGTTGAATGATATAATGGCATATGATATAGCTCTTTTACCGAAAATGCGCCTTCGGTATACAGTACAATATCATATACTTGTTTTCTTAGATTTTTATTGATTTCATTCATCTCATCAACTAAGGCTTGACTATTAGTCGGATTAGCTCTTAGTTGTTGGTGAAAAAAAAAGTTGGGTTAAATTCCACCGGTGAGTTAAACTCTTTCCCACATTCCTCATTACTACATTCAAATTTAAAGTTTTTGTTAAGTCCATTTTCATTAATTTGATTCGACATAGTTTGTAACTTTTTAACAGTGTTACTATCACTGTTACTAATCCAATCAAGTATAGCTTGTAAGTCTGTAATTTTATCTCCAGATGGCAGTAGTACGTATTCAATAGTGTCAGCAATCAAAACTAGATTAGCTGCTGCTGTTTTTTCTAAACTTTCTGAAAAGAGTTTATGCTGTGTTTCTTTATCATCATCTTTATTAAATGTTGAGAGTATACTGGACATTTCAGTTATTTTAATTTGGTTAGTAGTTACACTACGCAAACTATTTGGTTTAAATGACACAATTAATCCGTTAGACAGTTCTAGTTCAATTGGTTCAATAGGCTTAATTTGATTTAAGATATTAATTATCTTTATAGAGTATTGTTCTTGGGTACCACAGTGTGTACATTTTGCGTCAACAGACATCTCACCATCATTACTGTTGATTCTACTAGCTAGCAAGACAATGTCTACATCTGGCATTAAGATTTCATATGGATTTTCCATATCAGGAAGTATGCTCTTTAAGATTTCAAATAGGCTTTCACCATTGTATACACTATCAGGAATATTTAACAGCATTTCATCTTTGAAACTCATTGGTAGTACGCCAATCTCATTTTGATCGTTTAAATTTGTTTGAGATGTATACCATTTGCCCTCGGTTGGCAACTTTATGTATATCTCTTTGTGTCTGTAAAAGTCTTGTAGTGTTTTTGTCATTTTTCACCTATAAATACATATATAAGTTATTTATCTAATAAAGTGAGCAGTTAATGGCATCAGTTAATATACCATACGGTGGGACTCCAGGAGTTACAGTAAACATACCTGATTTCGCTATGGAAGGAACACAGCAAGACGTTCTTGAGCAAGCAAGCCGTCAAACAGACGCACTGCAAAAAATTGCGGCATCCATGGGTATTAGTATCCAGAACGATCGGCAAGAAACAAAAAGTAATAAAGATTTAACCTCAGCAATTAAAAAAGGTAATTCAGACGAAGACAAAAACTTTGCCAAATTAAACAAAAATCTGCGATCAATGAACGCAATGAGTGCAAGCAGTGCGCTTAATAGATCAACTGGTTCTGAATCACTTAGTGGGTTAGCAGGAAAAGACGGAATACTTGGGGCAATGGGGTTAACCGTAATGGGTGCTCAAGTTGGTACACTATTTGGTATTATGGAAGAATTTGGATCGGCCTTGGGCGCATTGCGTCGAACAGGCGGTGGACTTGGTGTAGATCTAGTACAATTGCGTACTGATGCTGCTGCTGTTGGTTTAGATATGCAAACACTTTCCAAAATTACTGTTGAAAATGGAAATGCTATTCGATCACTTGGCGTTAATACTACAGACGGAACAAGCCAATTTTTAGCACTAAACAGATCATTACGTGAAGCAACAAGAGACATGGGGTTCTTTGGCATGGGTTCTAAAGAAATGTCTACAATGCTAATAGACGAAATTGAACTTAGACGCAGTACTAGAAATGAAGCTTTTTTAGAAGCAAACACTAGAGATCAAATGGTTGAAAGTATGAAAGAAAACTTAAAGCTAAATGAAGTTATGGCTGGATTAAACGGTCAAGATGTTCAAGATAGAATAAAAGCTCGTAACGAATTTAGAAAAAATGCTATTGTAGCTGCTGCGGCATCTAGGATGAGTGAAGAACAACTTGAGTCACAAAAAACACTAGTTGAAGGATTATCCGCATTGGGAAGTGCCGGTGGTCCTGGTGGACCAATACAAACAGCATTGACAAATTTAATTGCTGGTGTACCAATGGATAAGTTTAACGATTCATTCACACAACTTTCGGCCGCTGCAAGTGCAGAAGGTATTGATTTGCGATCAAACTTAGAAGAATTTTCTCAAATGGTAAATGCTGGTGCTGATAAAGAGACTATAGCAGCTGCATCCCAGGCGTTAGTTGATCAATTTGCTAATATTGATGTTGATGATGGTCTTTTATCGAGAGCTGGTGCTGGTCAAGCAGGCGCACAGGCAATTCTTCAAACTCGTATGGAAGCATTTGCTAGTACTACACAACAAGGAAAGACTGTTGCTGATCAAGTTAACGAAAATATGACCATACTTGAATCTTCAGCTGGCAGAGCTGGAACAGCATTGTCAGGTATGGTTAACCAAATCAATACTGCTGCTGCAGAATTACAAAATACAATTATGGGTAGTACGCTAAAAGCATTTAATGTTGATGTTAATAATCCAGATGGACTCATGGGGTTTATTAATAAACTAGAAAAATTACCATCTAGTGAGACATTTGTAGGAGCAACTAATTTTATTGCTGAAGTAGCAACACTAGCTAGTGGTGCGCAAGGGCTTATGTCAGTTGCTGGTATTGGCAATGATGGCAAAGATACTCCAGAAATATTAGCAGAACGAGCACTACTTTTCCGAGCAGTAGCAGATGCCGCTGGTGTGCCAATCGAAAAAATGGCCGAGCATCTAGCACCGTTTGCGGGCAAATTTGGGGGTGTTCTCAAAAATTTAGACGCAGCTTTAGTAACGATGGCCATGGGGACAGGTATAGCTGCCGCCTATAGTCGTGATAAGCCGCAATATGTTGTATTAATAGGTGATGAAACAAAGCCAGTCGAAGGTGGTAGAGGAAATGTGGTAGAAGGCCCGAACGATCGCAATCTATGGCGGCTAATGAATGCTTTGTCACAAAGTCTTACCGTAAAATCTAATAACCCATAAATTCACAGTATAAATCTAGTAGTTGACATATGGATAAATATATGTTATAAACAAGTAAAGAGAAAAATCACATGAGTTGGAAAAAACACTTCACTGTCTATCAAGGACAAGGTCAAGAAATGAAACCTAGTAGTTCTAGTCGTTTTCAAAGTTGGCTACCTGAAGTATACAGTGGACAACCTAATCGTGTTGAGAGATACTCTCAATATGACCAAATGGATATGGACAGTGAAGTTAACGCTGCACTTGACATTATCAGCGAGTTTAGTACACAAAAAGATGAAACAACACAACTACCGTTTAGTTTAGCGTATGTTGGTGATGTTACTGAAAGTGAAACAAAAATTCTAGAGCAAACACTGCGTCAGTGGTGTAAGCTACAAGACTGGGACAAACGTATTTTTAAAACATTCCGCAATGCTGTTAAGTATGGCGATCAGTTTTTTATCCGTGATCCAGAAACTTGGGAAATGTATTATGTAAATCCAGTTGACGTTACTAAAGTTATTGTTAACGAGTCCAAAGGCAAAGAGCCTGAGCAATATGTTCTAAAGAACATTGACTTAAACATGCAAAACAAAACTGTAAGTGAACCAATTAAACACAGTGATTCACATGCTAGTGTAAACAGTATGATGCGTGGCCAGACAATGGACCGCAATGGTTACGGAGCAAGTGGCGCAGAATACAGCAACAGTTTAGGTAACATTCAAGAATATAATGTTGATGCTACACACATAGTACATGCGGCATTAACAGAAGGCATGGATAGTAACTTCCCATTTGGTGCTAGTATACTTGATCCAATCTTTAAAACATACAAACAAAAAGAACTTCTAGAAGACAGTATTATTATCTATAGAGTACAACGTGCGCCAGAACGCCGTGTATTTTATGTTGATGTAGGTAATATGCCAGCTAACAAAGCCATGGGTTTTGTAGAGCGTGTTAAAAATGAAATACACCAAAAGCGTATTCCAAGTAAAACAGGCGGTGGTAATAGTATTATGGATTCAGCATACAATCCACTGTCAATAATGGAAGATTACTTCTTTGCTCAAACTGCTGAAGGCAGAGGTAGTAAAGTTGAAGTATTACCAGGCGGTGAGAATCTAGGTCAAATTGATGATCTACGTTACTTTACAAACAAAATGCTAAGAGCGTTGCGTGTGCCGAGCAGTTATTTGCCAACAGGTCCAGATGATGGAACAGCAAGTTATGTAGATGGCAGAGTAGGTACAGCATTTATACAAGAGTACAGATTTAACCAATACTGTCAGCGACTACAAAATATTATTGCTCCAGTATTTGATAACGAATTTAAACTGTTTATGAAGAACAAAGGCATCAATATTGACAGTAGTATTTTTGATCTACAGTTTGTAGAACCACAGAGCTTTAGTGAATACAAAGAAATCGAAGTACATGCCGCAAGAGCAAATGTATTTGGATCACTTGAAGGTGTAGATTATCTAAGTAGACGATTTATGTTAAGTAAGTACCTTGGACTATCAGAAGACGAAATCCTCAAGAATGAAGAAATGTGGATGGAAGAAAACAAATCAGGTGCAACACCACCATCAGATAGCACACCCGGTCTTGGCGGCGTCGGTGTACGTGGCTTTGATGTAGGCAGTGATGATATAGGTGATATGGATACTGGTGATACTGGTTCAGACGAATCACCAATTAGTGGTGCTGAAAATGCAACAGCACCAGAAGGAGGAGAAGACAATGCGCAGTAATGAATTCTTATTAGAATATTATGAAGATGAAGACAACGAGTACTCAAATCGTAAAATTGATGATGTTCGACGTAGTAGATTAACACTAAAACATATTAATAGACTACGTAAACAACGTGAAATTCACAAGACAGAACATGCTACACGTACTGAACGAGTACAGCAAATATACCGCAAATCTTCCGGAGAATAAAAAAACCTACAACAAATTAAGGCATGAAAACTTACTTATCTTGGTAATTCCACCAAAAAGTACAGTTTTTATGCCTTTTTTCTATGGTAAAACGTATTGGTAATAAATAATACTTGTAAACCAGTAATGGTAAGCCTGAATTTTTAAGGAGATATAAAATGAGTAATCATAAGGATTCACTAGTTAAAGTCCTCGAATATCTTGTCAACGAAGATCGTGAAAAAGCGTCAGACCTTTTACATGATGTATTTGTTGAGAAAGCAAAGAATCACTGGGCGTCACTTTCAGAGAGTGATGAGTCAGTTGAGGATGATATTCAAGACGAAGATCTAGACGAAACATACGAAGTTGAAGAAGGCATCAATAACTACGATGCTGAAGAAGACTTTTTAAGCGACATCGAAACAGCTGAAGACGAAATTGAAGCTGAAGAAGTGTATGGTGAAGACGACCACGAAGGTGAAGAAGAAATGGACATAGACGGCGAAGAGCCAGAAATGGACATGGACAGTGGTGAAGAAGAAGCCGCAGAACCAGAAGAAGCATTAGCTAATGTAGAAGACGCAATCGCAGAACTACGTGCAGCATTTGCAGATATGATGGACGATGAACCAGCTGAAGAACCAGAAATGGAAGAAGAAGTTGCTTTTGAATCAGACGACAGCGACGACGAAGTTGAAGCAGTTGAAGAAGCCGCATCATTATCAGCAGTAAGTGTATCACATTCCGAAGGAAATGATACAAATGCTAAATCAACAGTTGGACCAGGAGACAATTCATTGTCCAATGCCAAACCAGTTGATATTTCAGGTGGTACAGTAGAAGCAGGTGGCAAAGCGCCAGCAGCTAAAGACATGGGTGTAACAGGACCACAAGAAGCAGGTTCACCAACACCAGCACCAGCACCAAAAAGAGAGATGAAGTAATATGTCAACATCATTAAAAGAACACTTAACATTTAAACAAGCAAATATTGTTACTGAATCGAAAGACGACGGCAACGGCGGTAAGAGCTTGTATATGAAAGGTATCTTTATTGAAGGCGATGTACGAAATCAGAACAACCGTATCTATACAAAAGAGGAAATTCATAATGCTGTTAAAGCAATTACTGAAAAAATCAAGAATGGATACAGTGTATTAGGCGAAGCTGATCACCCGGATGATCTAAATATTAATCTAGATCGTGTATCACACATTATCACAGAAATGGATACTGATGGTGCAAACGGTATTGGTAAGCTGAAATTATTACCTACTCCAATGGGAAATATATGTAAAACCCTTATAGAGAGTGGATGTAATTTAGGCGTGTCAAGCAGAGGCAGTGGCAATGTTAACGACGAAGGAATAGTCAAAGATTTTGAGATTATTACTGTTGATATTGTTGCAAATCCGAGTGCTCCAAGTGCTTACCCCGATCCAATTTATGAAAGAATTATGAATCATAAACGGGGAAATGTATTGATGGATGTTGCTTCTGCTATTAAGCACGACGACCGAGCACAGCGTTACTTGAAAGATGAAGTAACGAACTTTATAGAGAACCTAAGATATAGGAGAGATTAATATGGCTCACTCAATAGATGAACTATTAAGCTCCGGAAAGCTCTCGGAAGAGGTTAGATCTTCAATCAGCGAAGCATGGGAAACTAAGCAAGCTGAACTACGTGAAGAAGTTGCGTCAGAACTACGTGAAGAATTTGCAGAACGTTATGAAAATGACAAATCGCAAATTGTAGAAGCAATGGACACAATGATTGGTGAAGTTATTGCGAAAGAACTCGAAGAGTTCCAAGCAGACAAAGCCAAAGTAGCTGAAGATCGTGTTGCATATCGCAAGCATATGTCAGAACATGCAAATGTACTGAATGATTTTGTGATGGAAACATTACGCAAGGAAATTAACGAATTGCGTGAAGACCGTGAAGTAGCAGATAAGAACATGGCACAGTTAGAAGGCTTTGTTCTTGAGCAACTTACAAAAGAGCTAAACGAGTTTCATGACGACAAACGCTCACTAGTTGAAGCAAAAGTCAAAATGATAAAAGAAGGCAAAAAAGTTATCGAGCAAACTAAACGCAAGTTTATCGAAACTGCAGCAAACAAGGTGGAAAACATTCTTGAATCAACAATCAAGACTGAACTTACATCACTTAAAGAAGACATTCAAGTGGCTAAAGAAAACACATTTGGACGTAAGATTTTTGAAACATTTGCTGGAGAGTTTATGGGCAGCTACCTCAATGAAGGTACTGAAGTTGCTAAAATGAACAAATCGATAGATGCGCTAAATGCTAAACTCGATGAAGCAAACGAAAATATTGCGAAAAAAGAAGTTCAACTTGCAGAATCAACACGTAAATCACGTATTGCTACTGACAATGCTGAACGCAAGCTAATCATGAATGAGATGATGGCACCGCTTTCGAAACAACATAAAGAAGTAATGAATGCATTATTGGAGTCTACTAAGACTATTAATTTACAAAACGCATTTAACAAGTACCTTCCTTCAGTATTGAACGAAGGCACAGCAACAAAAACTAAAACTAAAAATACGAAGGTACTTAGTGAATCCTCAAAAGAGATCACTGGTGGAAAAACAACGATAGCAGAAGCTAATGTTGATGCTAACATTGTGAACCTTCGCAAATTAGCCGGTATACAATAAGTTAAGGAGACCGAAAATGGCAGACAACCTAATGGAAAATTGGGGCGCTACTAAAGAAGCCCTCACAGATGGTTTATCTGGAACAAAGAAGCAAGTAATGGAATCAGTACTTGAGAACACAAGACGCTACATCGCAGAATCTGCGTCAGCTGGTGCTACTCAAGCAGGTAACATTGCTACACTAAACAAAGTGATTCTTCCAGTAATCAGACGTGTTATGCCAACTGTTATTGCTAACGAAATCGTTGGTGTACAGCCTATGACAGGCCCAGTTGGACAAATTCATACTCTACGTGTGAGATACGCAGAAACTTTTGACTCAGCAACAGCTGGTGACGAAGCCCTAAGCCCATTTGCAATCGCAACTGGATACTCAGGTAATGCGACTACAAACCGTGCAGACTCAACTTCGAGTCTTGAAGGCGCAGCAGGTAAGAAAATGAGTATTCAAGTACTCAAGCAAACTGTTGAAGCAAAAACACGTAAGCTATCAGCACGTTGGACATTCGAAGCGGCACAAGATGCTAATTCAATGCACGGCCTAGACGTTGAAGCAGAAATCATGCAAGCACTAGCCCAAGAGATTACTGCTGAGATCGACCAAGAAATCATCTCAAGTCTAACAAGTCTTGCTGGCGCAGCTACAGACACATACGACCAAGCAGGCGTAAGTGGTACAGCTACTTTTGTCGGTGACGAGCATGCAGCTCTTGCAGTTCTAATCAACAAAAACGCAAACACAATTGCTGCACGTACACGTCGTGGCGCAGGTAACTGGGCAGTTGTTTCTCCAACAGTACTAACAGTACTACAGAGTGCGACTACATCAGCATTTGCACGTACAACTGAAGGTCCTTTTGAAGCACCTACAAACACAAAATTCGTTGGTACACTAAACGGTACTATGCGCATTTATGTAAACCAGTACGCAGCAAACGACAACGTACTAGTAGGATATAAAGGGTCAACAGAGACAGACGCAGCAGCGTTCTATTGCCCATACATCCCACTAATGTCAAGTGGCACTGTACTTGATCCAGCAACATTCGAACCAGTTGTGTCATTCATGACTCGTTACGGATATGTTGAACTAAGTAACCAAGCATCATCGCTTGGTAATGCAGCAGACTATCTAGCAGCAATCGCAGTTACTTCAAACAACCTAGCATTTGCTTAATAGCGTTAACATATAATAATAAAAAAGGCACTTCGGTGCCTTTTTTTACCTTTAAGGCTTGACATTAGTGTCAAGATGTACTATATTAAGTATATAAGCAATTAGAAAGATTTAAACATGTCAACAACTACAGTACATATTACTTACTGGCCGCCATGCGAATGGGGAATGTTTTGATGTGACTTTTTAATAAAGTTATTTTATACAAGCCCCTAGCATTAATTTGTTGGGGGCTTTTTTATAAGCACACTACGCCTTACTGCAATAAGGTGTCTTTGCAGAGACAGAGGCCTCGAAAGGGTCAAAGATAGTGTGTTTTTAAAAAATGAGGGTGTAGTGAAATGGTATCACACTGGTCTCCAAAACCAGAAGCAGGAGTTCGATTCTCCTCACCTGTGCCAAAAACATAACAGGGTATAGCTCAGTCTGGTAGAGTGTCGCACTTGGAATGCGAAGGTCGTTGGTTCGAGTCCAGCTACCCTGACCAAATAATTCTACCTTAGCTCAGTAGGTTAGAGCGCCTGATTGTGGATCAGGAGGTCTCTGGTTCGATTCCAGAAGGTAGGACCAAAAAAAAATTAAAAAAGTGTTGACAATGGTATCTATATATGCTATATTATATACATAGCTTGGGAGATATCCCGGAGTTAGATAGTGCAAGGAAATGTTGTTTTGTAAGGACAATAACTTGGCTAGTAGCCGTAGTGGCAGCGTATGAGCATGGAGACATGAAGACACGTATTTCGAACGTAACTGTTTGATACTAGGCGCAACTGAAGGTATGGAATACTTACTAGGTTGTTGGAGGTAGACTGTAATCCTCCCTATCACTTTTATCAGAAGGATTTTAGTCTCCTTGTAAAATAACTGACTAAATGGTACAAAAGGATCTGTTCTTAATTGAGCTGATCCTTTTTTTTATCTTAACTGCTATAAATAGTATTAACATGGAGATAAGATATGAGTACCACAAAATATAAAC